CAAAACCAGACCGGCGCTACCCTAAGTAAGTTGCTCAAATGAGTGATGTTCTAACCGACTTCGACATTGCCAGCGATCTAAAGGTTGAGTTCTTCTTGCCTGACGCTGAGGGAAACCTGTTCATTTTGGGTATCTCGCTACTAGGCGGAGATGATGTTCTCGCGGGAGCTAATCAGTTTATTATCGGCGTATCCCTACTAAATGGAACAGATGTTCTCGCAGGCGATAGCCCAATTGCTTTTACCTGGCAAGCCTTTGAGTGCAGCACTTCGCAGGTTCAGACAAGCATCGGCGGGCAAGTCCAAGATGCTTTGTATTTTCAGCCTCAATCAGGGCAGGCAAGCATCACGCTTCAGAACCTAATCATTGACCCTACTCAGAACCCTGCCTTCCGCCCAGGTGTGCCGGTAAGAGTCCGACTAGAGCGCGACCTACTGAATGTAACTTTGTTCAACGGGTTTATTGACACTATTCAAGTGAACTACGACAGCGACAGCAATCAGAACCTAATGCGCCTAACCGCCTATGACAGCTTCAAGAAGTTTGTGAACTCGCGCTTAGCCCTGCTAGACACCGCAGACACCGAGCTGTTTCCTGACGGGTATGCAACCCCTTATGAGGTTGTTGAGATTCTCGCTGATCAGTTCGGCACAGACCTGCACAGCTCTAGCGCTGCAACTCGCGGAAAGATACCGGGCGAACTGCTAACCGACTTTATTCCTAACACCCCATTGTATGACGCTATTCAGGTTGGCTTGGGGTTGTTCTGGGTTGACCCTGAAACTCAGGAATTTGTCTTTATCCCTCGCACCGCTCCCGATGTAACTGAAACCACTTACTCAGTAGGCAACAATCACAGCGATGCGCTACACCTATGCATGAGTGATCTAGAAGTTGCTTCGGACATTGATGCCGTATTCAACTCGCTGAAGGTATCCCTAAAGTCTGACAGCGCTACATCGGTGCTAGTTCGCAACACCGACTCAATTGAACTCTACGGGGAGTTTGCGCTAGATGCTGACCTGAACACTACTGACGAAGCTGAGCTTACTTCTTGGGCGCAGGCGGTATTTAATCAGACTCAGAAGCAGTTGGTAAAGAGCGTAGAAACCCCAGCAATCAACCGACTAGGAAATCTGACTCACGCTGCTGTTCTTCTACCAGGTGAAACTATTGCTGTGAAGTATCAAACCCCACAACTCAACATCAATCAGGGCTACACCATTACTAAGGTGAGTCACAACATAAATGTAAACCAATGGTTCACTACACTAGAGCTTTGGAAGGAATTCTAGAATGTCCTATAAAACTTTTGTCAACGGGTTCCCGCTCAACGCTTCGGAGCTAAACGAATACCTGATGTCGCAGGTCGTTGCGGTCTTTGTTGACTCAACTGCTCGCAGCGCTGCAATCGAAACTCCGCTAGAAGGGCAGCTGACTTACCTCAGCGGAAGCAATACCTATCAGTGGTATAACGGAAGTGCCTGGACTGATCTACTATCAACGGGAAGCGTTAGCAACAAGACTGCCAACTACACGACTGCTGCTACTGATGCTGGGAATACAATCAACAGCACAGGCTCAGCGATTACTGTAACTGTCAGCAACACTCTCAGCGCAGGACAGCGTATTGACTTTGTGCAGACCGGTTCGGGGCAGATTACTTTCGCAGCAGGTTCAGGTGTGACGCTAAACAGCAAGGGAAGCAAGCTAAAGACTGCCGGGCAATACTCAGGTGCAACTGTTATCTGCTTAGCGAGCGGCTCTTACCTACTTGTCGGAGATCTAGGCTAAATGCTAATCCCTCTAGGATTTCTAGCTGCCAGCGGAGTTAGCGCCGGTAGCTTTGACCTACTTGAAACGCAGACTCTTACAGGCTCACAATCAAGCGTGACCTTTAGCTCGCTATCTACCTACGCAAGCACCTATCAGCACTTGCAGATTAGGGCAACCACTCGCAATACAGGCTCTAGCAACGGCAATGCTGTTATCTACCGAATCAACGGCGATACAGGCGCAAACTACTCTTGGCATTGGATGTTTGGTAATGGCTCGAATGTTCAGTCCTCTGGGGATGTTAACCAGACAAGCATTTTTGATTATTCAACTGTGGCAAGCGATGAAAGTGCTAACGCTTTCGCAGGGTTGGTGCTAGACATTCTTGACCCGTTCGAAACTACCAAATACAAGACGGTAAGGGGTTTGGCAGGTCGCTCAACCTCACGAAACCACATAAGCCTATTTTCTGGGGCTTGGAGAAACACCAACGCTTTGACTTCATTCTCACTAGCACCTTCAAGCGGTAGCTGGGCGCAATACTCTCGCTTCTCGCTCTACGGAATAAAGGCGGCATAATGCCTACTAATACTTATACACCGCTTGCGACTATTACGCTTACAGGAACAGACAGCGAGATTATCTTTGCTTCTATTCCTTCGACTTATCGCGATATTGTTTTGGTAGTCAACGGCTTTACTAGCTCTAACTTTCAGTTTCAAGCTCGTTTCAACAGCGATGGCGGTTCAAACTACCCTTATGTTCAGATGTATGCTGCTCCGACTCAGGGCAGTGACTCAGGAACGCTGACTCATGTTCGAGCTGTCTTCGGTGGCTCAGGTTATCCAGAAGTGGCTATTCTTCAAATAATGGACTACTCGGCTACCGATAAGCACAAGACGGTGCTAGCCAGGGAAAACGCAATTGCGAATAGCTGGGTCGGTGCTAGAGCTTCCCGCTGGGCAAACACTAACGCAATCAACACGATTAGCTTGACTCCGGTTGGTGGCACTTTCTCTATTGGTTCGACCTTTAGCCTTTACGGAGTGATCGCATGAAACTAATCGAACATCAGGAACTAGGCTCAACGCAGGCTTCGATTACCTTTAGTTCTATTCCTCAAACTTTTACAGACTTGTATCTCGTGCTGTCCGTTCGGTCTGATGGCAACGCAGACATTGGAATAAAGTTTAATAATTCAACATCAAACTTTTCTAACAGGTATCTATTTGGCAATGGCTCAAGTGCCTCATCGGGAACGGTTTACGGAAACTACATTGGAGCTGCTCCGCAAAACACTTACACCGCAAGCACCTTTGGTAACTTTGCCGTATACATTCCAAACTATGCGGGTTCTACTGCTAAGAGCTATTCAAGTGACGCAGTAAGCGAAAACAACGCTACAACCGCCATTCAGGCAATCACCGCAGGGCTTTGGAATGTGACAGACGCAATCAACCGAATCGACCTTTATCAGCTTAACGGCTCAAACCTAGTTCAGTATTCGTCAGCGACCCTTTACGGCATTACAAAGGGTTCAGACGGCGTAACGACAGTTAGCTAACAGAAAGAAAGACAATGACTCAAGAAATCCCAACCAAGCTAATTATCAATTGTGAAACAGGCGAGCGCGAGATTATCCCGCTAACCGCCGAGGAAATTGCAGAGCGTGAGCTAATGCAGTTGCAGGCTATCGCAGAGCAGGAACAGCGCGAAGCAGACCAGGCAGCTAAGGAAGCAGCTAAGGCAAGTGCTATTGCGAAGCTAGCAACTCTAGGCTTGAGCGATGCTGAGATTGCTGCTCTAGTAGGTTAGTCATGCCAGAGCTACCCGGACACGACTCAATCCTTTTTCAGCTTGCTCAAGACATTGCCGAAATCAAGGCAACTGTCAAGAACTATGCTGATCTAGAAACCCGCGTTCGCGAGCTAGAGCGCGCGCGTTGGTCTAGTGCCTGGGTGACCGCTTTTGCATCAGCAGCGCTAACTGCTGTCGCAGTAGTTCTAGTGAATCAGGCGCTTGTATGAGATTCCCTTTTGATTGGAAGAAGATTACAGGTCGCTTCGGGACTCTAAGCGAGTTCAGGCGAAAGAACGGAATGCAACCTCACAGCGGTGTTGATTGGGCTATGCCAGAGGGCACACCTATCCCAGCAATTGCTAACGGGACTATCGTTCTGCAACAGTTCAGCAAAGTGCTAGGCAATGTTTCGGTGCAGCGAGTCCAGGACAAAGAGGGCAAGCTTTGGTATGTCGGGTATTGTCACCTGAAGGCTGAAGGTCTTGAGGTCGGGCACAAAGTCAAAGAGGGTGACACTATCGGGTTTGTAGGGAATACCGGGTCGGCAAGCTCAGGCGCTCACTTGCACCTAACTGTAAGCGCAAAGCTCAAGGGAGTATTCGGAGCTACCAGCGAAAAGATTGACCCTATTCAGTTTATAAAGGAGAACAAGTGAAGAAACTGAAAGAGATCGCAATACGCTCAATTGGTGTTGTCATGTTCGCTTTTATTCCAGGCATGGCAATTGGAGCTTCTACGCCTGTTGGTTGGTTCTGGGGCGGTGTCGTTGCTGTTGCCGGTGTTTATAGTTCAATAATTATTTTCTTCGGTGTCCAGCTGGCTTGGGACGCCAACATTACTGACGAGGACATTGCCAAGGGCTTTAGGGCAGCGGTGGCAAAGCAGGCTAATGAGAACGAAGAAGTTCGCAAGGCTGTCGAAGACCAAAGCAAAGATTTTCAGAGCTTCGATGATCTCATTGACGATAACGATGCCGACCTATTCGATGAAGAAGAAGACAACGTAAAATAAAAAGTCTGAGTGCTGTGCTAGGTTCGCAGCATGACTATTACGCAGAAAATCGAACGATACAACAGCGCACGACTCTTTGGGAAGGCTGAGCCTGGCTCCGGTCTTTGGCTCAAGTGGCGCAGAGAATCTATCACCGGAAGCGATGTTTCAAGCATTACCGGGCTGAACCCTTGGAAAAGCGCTCTGACTCTCTACTACGAGAAAACAGGCGAGCTGCTAGAGCGTGAAGCTACCACTCGCATGATGCTAGGCAATTACCTAGAAGCCGGCATCGCTGAGATGTTTCAAGACCTAAACCCTAACTTGAAGGTTCACCGCGACCTGGGGACTTGGGCGAAGGTGGATGCTCCGGTTTACAAGGCTAACCCTGACGGAGTGATTGAAGATCAGCTAGGTAATCTGTCAATTCTGGAAATCAAGCACACTTCGCAATGGTGGAATGAAGTCCCGATTCACTACCAGCTTCAGGTGATGTGGTATCAGTATGTTTTAGGGCTGAAAAACCCTGCTACCCTCGTAGCGGTCACAGGAGGCGATTTCAGGGAGTTTATAGTCGAATACGATGAAACCCTTGTCAACAAGTCGTTAGAGGCTGTAAACCTGTTTCTAGGGCTTCTCAACCTAGGTGTAGCCCCGGACTATGACGGGAGCGCTTCAACACTCGAAACTATGCGCGAGCTATCACCTGATCTTATTGACGATGCAAAGGAATTGAGGTGCGCTAAAGACCTACTAGCGGCAAAGCAAATCTTCGATGCTGCTGAATCGAACCTAAACAAATACAAGTCGCAGGCACTAGACGAGTTGCAGGGAATTAGAGTTGGATTGCTAGGCGGGGTTGAAATAGTTCGCCTGGCACAACGAGGCACGGGGAAGCCGTATCTCACATTCACGAAGGGAAACTAATGTCATTTCTTGACAACTACGAACCGGTAGCTGACCGCATCAGCAAGTTCTGGGACAAATACCCGAACGGAAGATTGCACACCGAAATAGTGCTAATCAACGAAACCGAGATTGTTATCAAGGCTTCGGCTTACACAGATCGCGAGGACACTCGCCCGGCAGCAATTGACTTCGCTCAGGAAACCCGAGGAAGCAGCAACATCAACAAGCAGAGCTTTATT